CTTGTTCTCGGACAGCCATCGACCGAGAGCCTGTAGCATCGGTCCGAGAATGTTGATTGCACCGACCAGCGCAACGCCCAACCCAGCCACGAAGGCCTTGATGAACGGCATCGCGTCCTTCAAGATGTTTCCGATCGAGCTGAACAGCTTTTTGAAGACCTCTATACCGACGGTGGCGATGTTTCGAATCACTTCGCCGATCCGCTGGAAGGTAGCGATCGTGTCCTTATCGGCTGCGAACTCTCGGAACGACTGAGTGATCCGCTCCATCATATCTCCGAAGCTTTCGCCTCCGCGCAACGCCTCGAAGATGCTTCGGAATCCGGCTACGACGTCCGCGATTACGCGGCCCATCTGCTTGATCTTCTCGACAGCGTTTTCGATCCATTCGCGCATCTCGCCGGTCTTGCGCGCCTCGGCAGCCCAGTTCTTAAACTTGTCTGTGACGTTGGTAAGACCGGACCCCCACTCTACGAAGAAGCTCGAGCCGACAACCGCAAAGTCCTTTAGCGCTGAGCCTATGTTCGCGAGAACAGGCTCCATGGCCTTTAGACCGTGGGTGGTGTTTAGACCGATCTGAGTCAGGTCGTTTTGCGACTCTTGCGTGGTGGCCATATCGATCCAGGCCTTAGCCATGTCCCGAATGCCGCCCGCTGCGCCGGCTAGCGAAGACTTGATTGGGCCGAGCAGGCCCTTCATCTTACGGAACGACTCGTCCATGCCTTCGAACAGTCGTTCCTGCACAAGATTTTTGATCTCACCGAGCGGCTCTTTGAACTCTGTCAACGCCCGTGCAGCAGACTGGGCCGACGGAGAAAGCTTCTTGAGCGCTTCCTCGAAGGCCGCCGCGTCTCCGGACGCACCTAGAGCCGCGAAGAAGCCTTGCGTGCCTACGACGAGCGCTGAGATGGCAATAGCGCCGCCCGCTGCGATGGCCGGCAATGTAGCCAGCAGACCGCCGAGGACTTGAACCGCTCCACCGATAGCTCCGAGGATATGCGGGATAGACAGCAGTACGGAGCCGAGGGCCGTGGCGTAGCCAAGCAGCTTTGCCCAGCCGACCAGGTCCACCGGGATCGAAATTCGGTAGCCCTGAACCGCCTTATCGATGATCTTTAGCTGGGCTCGGATCGTGGTTATTGTCTTGGCCATGTCGATATTGGCCCAGAGGTTGATAGCTCCGACGGCCTTTTGGGCGAGGTTCTTGATTCGACGGGTCTTCTTAACCACGTCGTCACTATCGACATCTACGTCGAGGGTGATCTTCTTCTTAGCCTCTTCTGTGACCTTCTTGATCTCGGCCTTGAGCTTGGCGACATTACCGTCGACGTCTACCGTAAGCTCGAGGCTTGCGATGATCTCTTTCAGCTCACGCTTGAGATCGGGTCCGAACTTCGAGGTGTCAGGCACGGCCCGGACAGATACCCGTGCAACCTCATCACCACCCGGGCCGTTTGCCATGACTACGCTCCCTTGTTCTCTTTCGCCTTTCGCGCGGCGGCTAGCTGTCGAGCTGCCATCTGCGCAAAGGCGTTCTGCTTGGGTTTCTTACTCTTGGCTGGATGATCTGGGGTTTCAACCGGCTCGGGTGCCGGCGGTAGGTCAGATTTCTTCTGGACGTTCGAACAGATGAACGCGTACGTGTTTTCCCGGACCGCGTCAATCAAAGACGCCAAGAAATACTGCTTGGTGTCCCAACCCCTGAACTGCGGACCCCCCCTGAGGGCCGACATCGTGCGCGACTCCACGGGGAGCTGCCGCAACAATGTCAGGATGTGAAGAGGAGAGTACCCCGAGCCCGGTCGAAGCATGTCAACCAGGTTCAGGGAGTAGTACTCTTGCAGATCAGCCAGCACGGACTCGCCGTGCTCGTCAATCAGGCCGGCGAGTCCGTAGCTTCCCCCGGCCGGGTCGCCTCCGACCACTTACGCATCAGGGTCATGTTGCGGATCAGGTCGTTACCCAAGAGTCGGACCAGCTTAGGCCCACCAGGGCCTTTGGTCACCGACTTCAGCACGAACTGGACGGCGGCCAGGGTGTCGTCCTCGCTCGGCTCGGAAGACTCGATGGTCTTCCCATCAGGGCCGACCTCACCCGTCTTGTCGAGGGCGTTAAGCCTGTCGATGACCGCTTCGCGGATCTTCTTGTCAACGCGGAGCAGGGACTGCAGGACGAACTCGTCTTCCCCGATCTTGAAAGTCAGGGGCGCGTACTCCCGCTCAATCGCGGACTCAAGGTCCTCGAGCGTAAAGACGTTAGGCATGATGGCGAACCTCTCAAGTGTTTAATTTCAGCGGACCAAATTAAAGCGGGGCCCCGAGCCGGTCCGCCAGGAGAACTCGGGGCCCCTAGATCAGAGGGTCACGGGGTGTCGATACCCGGGACCCAAGCAAACTTCGGGTTCACGGCTGCGACCTCACGGTCGAGAACCGTTCCACGCATCGGCAGAACCGCAAAGTCGTCCGTCGCCAAGGCGATGGCATCTTCACGTCGAAGGCCGACGTTGTTGGCGTAAAAGGCCATCTTCTCGGTTCCGTCGATGAGAAGAACCACGAGCGAAGCCTTGGTCTCTCCGCCCACGGCGCCGTTGACGGAATATGTACCGGTGACGGCCGCCTCGTTCGTTGCGCCGTAGTACAGCTCCAGGGTGTCCTCGTCGAGCTGCACGAGGTTGAAGGTCACGAAGTCAACCGGCGGGTCGGTCTGGACAGTACGGAGAGCCGCAGACTGCCAGGTACCCTTGGTCTCGGTGTCACCGCCGTCGAAGCCGAACTCCGGAAGGTCATCCCGCGACGTGTGTCCGATCAGTGTGAAGCCGGTCAGAGTACTGGCCGCATCCACATAATCGAAAACCAACTGCTGGGTCGGGGGCAGCGCGTCAACGGCGCCCCGGAAGATGTAGCCCTTCGCAGCCGTGAAGACCGCGTCATCGTTAAGAGCCATTATGGCGTCTCCTTATGGGTTGCGAACGGGCCGCAGCCCGAGCTGAATGAGCCCCTGAATTCTCCAGGTCCCATCGTATGGTGAGTCGAACTGCGTTGGGCCCATCGTCTCGAAGTACGAGTGCAGGTGACCTGAGCCCGGGATGACGACCTGCTTGTCAACCATTTCCTGCAGTAGGAACCGAGCGTCCATGTACAGATCCTCGGTGCCTTCGAGCAGCAGGCGCTTGTCCCCGTAAGCCGTCAGTTCGATGACTGGACGGTCGAGCAGATCCGGTCGGGTAGCGTGAGCCATACCGCCGAGGCGCCTGACGTTGATGATTGGGTACGTACGCTTCGCCGGGTCTAGATCGTTCGTGCCGACCGAGCGGATCCACGACCCGACTGTAATGTCCGGGTAGTCTGCTGCCAGCTCGGCCCGGAGATACGGCAGTACGACAGCCTGGATGCGCGGGATCTTTCGCCTTGCTAGGCTCATAGCAGACCCGCCGCTCTCATGATGATGTACTTGCCGGCGACGTATCGAGGCCAAGCAGCGTTGTGGATGAAGTGGCCGAACTCGACGGACTTGGGTGCCGGGCCGACGAGAGACACCATGTAATCGAGCGTCCCAAACTTTGTGTTAAGGGGCCTATCGCCCTCGATGTGGTGCCGGCCTTCGTCTCGGGTCCTGGCCAGGTTGACCTTGGCCTTGTACTCGATCTCGATGCCGGTGTCCACGACAGCAGCCTGGACGCCATCTTGGTGGGCGATGATGCCTTCGATGTTCTTGTAGATCGTGACCTTGTTAGCCATAATCAGGTCCGCCGAATCTGAAAATCTACGTGAGCTGTGCGGCTGCTGCCCATGTAGTACGTCGGCATTCCGACCACAGACCAGCGGGCCCCGCGCCATTCGACTTCAGCGGCCGGGCCGAGGGCCGGGTTCGACTTGAGATACGACCTGGTGAACCGAAGGCGGTAGACCTCTTCGGTTTCGAACCCTTCGTTGTCCTGCTCCGCGCGCCTGGCGCTGGTGCCCGACTGCCGGGCCGCCTGGATCTCAGCCTTCGCCGGAACCCCGACGCCCGAGGCCCGGATCATGATGTTGCCGTCGTCGCTGACCACTTCTACCTGGTGGTAGATGATGATGTCTTGCTTCGCGCGGTCCAGAAGGCTCATGTCCAATCACCACACTGTCCACGAGGAGTGAACGGCACCAGGGGTTCGCCCTCGGTGGTCCACGGCGTCGGGAGTACGGGGGTAATCTCAAACATGCCAGACGAACTGTAACCCAGGAGCCGAAGTTCGTCGGCCGTGATTTCCAGCTTGCCAGAAGCTACTGCCTGGTAGATAGCGTATGAATAGTTTCCATCCGACTCCTGCGAGTACCCGTCCGGGTTACGCACGAGCCGGAGGATCATCTCGGATTCGACCATGGTGACCAGGGCTTCGTAGTCGTCTGACGCTGCGACTTGCTCGTCGAGGTCGGGGATTCTCTGCTTCAGAAGCAGCTCGGCATCCCCAAGCCGGGTGTCTACGAGGAGGACTTCGCCATCCTCCAGCTCACGACCGAGGCGGGCCGCGACGTCTTCAGCAGTTGCGTAAGCCATCGGGCCCGCCTTCCAAGTCAGTGTGCTTTGTTGTACGCATCGAACGCGGCTTGCGGGACTTTGCCCTTGGCTCGGACGCCCGGTACGTTGTTCTCTCGAGCCCAAGCCCTAACTACCGACGCTGCTGGGGGGTCTTGACCCTCGAGAGGGGTGGTGCGCGCCTCAGCGTGGACGCTGGGCACCATTACGGGGTTCTCCTGCGTCACCTGAGGCTCGGGCGTCTCCCGAACGACGGTATAGCCGCAGCGCTTGGCTTGAGCAGCCGAACACTGGGTTTTACCGCCGCCAGGGAAAACGACCTGTACAACCTCAAGCTCGTTTACACGAGCTGTCATTCAGATCACGCAGCGGTCTCGAACTGGAACTCAACGAACGACTCCGGGTCGGCCACGAGGAAGCCATACTCGGCCTCCGCACGGATCGCGACCAGGTTGTTCTCCCAGAGGGAAGTCAGCGTGCCGTTGATGGTGACGGTCGCCTGGGTCGAGACGTCGTACGAGATGCCGCCGACGGCGCCCCACACGGCCTTGGTCCAGTCGCCACCGAAGCCGACAGTGTAGTCGGTACCAGCAGCGCCCTGGGCGTCCTGAACGCCGTCGGACATGTAGCTCGGACGTCCGATCAGCCGGCCGGGGCGCGCCGCTGCGGCAACAGTCTCGGTCAGCGGGGTGTCGATGTACAGCGGGCGACCCGTGGTGTCGACGGACCCGAGGAACGTGGGCTCCACGACCTCGTCGAAGGCGAAGCCCGTCAGGCGCTTGCCATCGTCGACCAGAAGCTTCAGACCCGCGACGATGTCGGCGTGAACGCCACCAGCGGATGCGGCAGAACCTTCCTGCGTGTTGCCCGTGCCCAGCGCCCGGACCTTGGTGGTCTGCGCCAGCCAGGTCGCGAACGGTCCGCCACCAGCGGTGCCGTCCGGCCCACGGTCGTAAAAGGCCGCCAGGTCGAACGCATTGGCGAAAGCCTCCGCGATCTGCGGGCGGAGCAGCGCCATGTAATTACCCGGGTTGGCCCGGACGACCTCAGCGGAGACCACGGCGATGGCCGCGATCTTCTGGGGGGCCAGGCTCTTGACGCCGAGACCAGCCTGCGAGGCCGGCTTCTGGGCACCCTGGGCAACCCAGCCTGCCTGCATCTTCGAGGTGACAACCGGGATGGTCTCGCCGTTGATACCCAGGGGCACCCGACGGACGAGGGACTGCACGACGGAAACCTTCGCGGCCTCGTCGAAGTAACCCGCAGCCTCGTCCGGGCTCAGAAAGCCCGCGAGGTCCGAGTCGGTGGTCTTACGGGGGGCGGTGATAGCCATCTGGCTACCCTCCATTCGGATTGATGTTGGAAGAGTCAGGCGCCCACGGCGCGCTTGAGCGCTCCGAGCAGGCCGTCGTCATCGTTCAGGGCGAGGGGTTTACCCTCTCGAGACGGATCGGTGGCTGGGGTCCGGCCCCAGTCTCCACCAAGAAGGCCCTTGACCTCTTCGGCCTGAGCCTTGATCTCGTCTTCGGTGACACCATGCAGGAGACCCGCGAACTTGGTCGCCCGATCCAGCACAGTCTCGTCTACTGCTCCCAGAGCGGTCTTCAGCTTCGTCAGCTCAGTCTGATACTGGCTGGCCTCTGCCTTTACCGTCTCGGTCGCCTTGACCGCCTCAGCCAGCTTGGCATCAAACTCTGCCTGCAGCGTGGCCTGAACCTCAGTCTTCGCAGCCTCGACAGCCTCCCCCTTGGAGGTGCGGTGCTTGGCAGCCTCGGAACGAAGCTCGGAGATCATCGTCTTGGCGAAGTCGGGCAGCCCATCAACCGAAGTAACTTCGGTTGTTACAGCTGCAGCCTCTACACCATCGGCGGGTGCGGTCATGATTTGTCCTCCTGGGACGTGTAGGCGAGTCGCCTGGACTCGCTCTGGGTTAGGCAGCGATCGACATCTGAATGAGGTCGACTTCGCCCCGATCGATAGCTCGACGGAAGGCGTTCATGGCGTCTTTACCACCGTAGCCTTTAGTCGTCTTCTTCCAAATGGCCTCAGCACGCTTGTACGCGTCCCTTCCCGGCCAGTCAGCTCGGTCGAACACGGGAACCACCTTGCAATCGCAGCCCGCGTGCCACTTGTTCATCGTACCGTCTGCGTTCTGACCTGCGTCGTGAGCAGATCGATACACAGGTCCTCGAGACACCAGCATCATACAGAACCCGCAAGTCTCGCGCCCGGTTGCAACTCGGGCCCAGCCTACAGCGATTTTGGGGTCGTCAGACTCGACCGCTCGGATGATAGTCCGACGGCCGGCGTTTTCGGTTTCCTTCATGGCTCGCAGTGCTACCTGATCGGCAGCATAATCAGCGGCTCCCGGCCGGCTGAATTCGATACGAGCGGGTTCCATCGCCTCGACGAACCACTCAAACTGATACTCCGCCAGGAAGACATCGTGTCGAGGGATCTCGGGGTTGTGAGTTTCGCGTTGCGAGTCGTAAAACTGTCGGCCTAGTTCGGCCGACGCCTCTCGAGCGCGGACTACATACGGGAATATAAGCTGAAGTAGCTGGTACCAGATCGAAGGCGTCAAGCCCGGTCCTTGGAACCTCGAAACAACCGGGAGTACGTCGCGGATCAGTTCGGTCGTTATGACCGCTTGAGCTGCGGCGTACTCCTCGGCCGTCATTGGTTACTCCTGCTCTAGGTTGTCGCTGAACGCGGGTTTCGGAGGTGTCGTCAGGAGGCTGGCAAGCTGCTGCCGAGGGGCTTCCTTGTCCCACGCTTCCATCTGCCTACGCTCCTCGGGTGAGAAGCCCAACTTGACTCGACCCATCTCCACTGGAACCAGCGGCCTGCCGTCCGGCGTTGCAGCCGTGACAAGCTTGACCACTGCGTCCGACATAGCGGCGAACGTCGGGGTCGCTGGGTCGCGCCAGATGGTTTCCATCCGGTGAGCATCCGAGCTGACCGAGCCGTCCATAACGAGAAGACAGAGTCGCATGACCTGCTCCCACGCAGCCCCGAAAACCTTGGCCTTCCGCTCCGCCTTCTTGATCAGGCGGGTCTCGGACGACCTGATGGCCTCGGCGGACGCCGGGTTTTCAGATGCGAAGCTCAGGTACTGGGGCGGCAATCCTGTGTAACTAGCGGCTTGCTTGGACAACTCGGTCATAACCTCGGTGAAGTTTCGAAGCTCGGCCGCGATGAACTGCCCCGCCTTGCCGTCAGCGTCTGTGAACGCCAGAATTTTCGCGATGTACGCCTGGTAGGTCGAGCCGCCAGATTGGGACATCAACTCGTCCTTGTCGACCCCGAAGATGTAGCGTTGCGGGATGGCCATGAGTTCCATGGTGGCCTGCAGATTCATCATCGTGCGGGCAGCTGCGTCGGTGACCGAGCGAAGCTCCTGCTTGATCTCAGACTGTCCTAGAACCTGGTCGAGACGGCTCTTGTTCAGGAGCGGGACGACCGGGACTACGCCCAGCTTGTGGGGTACGCGGTCCAGCTCGGTCCAGCCTTGCGGGCTGCGCTCATAAGCCACCGTGACGTTCGGAAGATAAAGCGTGACGAAGTCGGGACGTGTGTCAGACGGGTCGCCCCAACCCTTGACGAACCGGATGGCTCGGAGGACCTTGCCAGTACGCCTGTCAATGTCAGCATGCATCTGCCTAGGTGACAGGACGTCAATCACAGGGCACGTCGGGTCCGCCAGCGGGTCACCCTTCTTGGGCGCCGAGACGACGACGAACGCACGTCCATGGACGAAAGCCTCGAGGTGCCCGAGCCCGGACATCTGGTCCAGGTTGTTGGCCTGCCACCACTGCCACAACCGCTCGTCCGAAGCGTCCTCGCCAGCCATTCGGAAGCCCTCAAGGTCGAGGCGCTCTTCCAGCGAGTCCAGGTAGACCCGAGCCCATCCGATGTCGGAAAGCAACATCTGCATGGCCGGGGGTGTAGCCAGGCCTACAGCGGTCGGACGATGCCTTGATTCGTAGTAGTCTCCGCCCGACTTCAAGTCGTTCTTCGAACCCTCGTACGAGGTAATCAGCCGCTCGACAAGCTCAAGTTCGGTACTCACCGCATCACCACCACCCCTCCAGTCCTGTTATTCTTGCTCATGAGGTAATCCTGCCTTGCGCCGAACGCGAGTACGGAGCACACGGCAGCATCAATCTTACGGGACGAGTCTTTGCTCGCCTTGCGGATAGAAATGGCGTCGTACGTCGTCGGGTTCATGTGGGCGTTCAGGATGTGGACTCGAAGGAGCTTCGAACCATCGTGGCACAAAGCCTGCTCAAGCACGGCGTCCTTGAACTTCTCGCAGTCGAGCGCGAACCGCTTGGTCTGGCCCCGCATGTCGAAGCCGACGACGCTAGCCGGCGACGCCTTGACTTTAAGCTGCTTCTTGTACTTGGCAGCCCACTGGTCGACGTAACTTTCGAATTCCTTGACGTCTGCCCTGAAGCCAACGACGTTGTACCGCGAGAATACCCAGTGAACGGCTGCATCGACATCCTCGCGGGGTATCTGATTGCCGTAGTTCGCGGGGTCCCAGATCTTGATGACCTGGAGAAACCCGTCGGACACACGACAAGCTACCAGCGCTGTGAAGTCGCCAGACTTCGATCCGTCGAAGCCGAGGGTAATCGTGTCTTTCGGCTTTAGCTCGGAGTCCTCTACCACGCAGCGATCCCACTCGAACGGCTCGAGCCAAGCGTCTTCAGCCGCGTTCACCCAGTTCAGGAACTTCCGGATGCTTTCAGTGATGGCGTTGTTCTCGTCGAGCATTGACTCAAGAATGGTTTCAGTGTCCAACCACCAGGCGTCGCCCTTAGCAATCTCAAGGCCTGCTTTCAGGCGCTCGATGCCGGCCGCGAAGCCTTCAGAGTCGATAGACTCTGCAGGTATTTCGGAGACCGGGGTGCCGGCGGGTGCTTCGATCGAGTCGTACAGCAGCTTGGTGTTGACCGCCTTGCCGCTGAGGACCGCTTGGAAGTTGTCCCACATCCGCTCGCCGATGGAGTCGAGGCCCGGGATGTGCGCGTTGCAAATCGCCAGATACCTCGAGACGCCTTTGCGACTCTTCGTGATGTTACCGTTGATCACGTTGTACATAGCGTGACCCTCGTTGGGCTCAACCCACTCTTGGATCTCGTTCATGATCACGAACGTCGGGCGACCACCTTCGAGGGTGGCCGGAGACGACGTAACGCCCTCGATCAGACCGCCTGAGCCGTCTGTCGAGTGGATGATGGTCTTGTTGATGTCGAGTTTGAACTCTTCCTTCAACTTCTTCGATACCATGCTCGGAAAGAGCTTCAGCGTGTTGCCCGTCTGGGTCTGAGACACCGCTGCGATCTGGATCCATGGGGACCGGACGCGCTTGCCGACCGGATCGCCGTTCTTGTCCCAGTTCTTGAACCTCGCAGGGCCGCACAGCTCGACGAGAGCGAGTGCAGCGGCGAAGGGATCTTTTCCGGGTGGTCAACCCCACCCCTTCAACCTGCGAAGGACGCCGTTGCGGTACGAGAATCTTCCATTCTCGTCCACGGCGAACCACCACAGGATGAACCTAGCCTGCTCTGGCGTCGGAATGAACGGCTCATCGGCGTCTTCGCCTGCTGGTGACAAAACGTACGTCGACAGCCAGTTTAGGACCTCCCACCCGAGAGTTTTCTCGGGCAGGTGCCACCGACCGTCACGACGTCTCTGCCAACTTGGGCCCACGCAGTGCGCAGGGGTTGCTTTCGGACTGTCAAGCCTGACTAGGGTGCTTTCGGGGTAGGGCATGACCACCTCCTCTCCTGTATCTAAACACCGCCAGGAGGGAGGTGTGTTTCCGGTAGTTGCAGTCTGGGCATACTGGGAGAATATTACCCACGCCGTGTGATCCGCCCTTAATGAGCGGGATAACGTGCTCTCTTTGAAGTTCTTCGGACTTCTGCCCGCAGTAAGCGCAGCATCCTCGGTACCGATGGACCAGACGCTTCCAGTCTCGATCGGTGAAGGTGTAATGAACCGCGTTGCGCTTGCGTGCTCTCCGCCGAGCCCTGATTACCTTGGACTCTTCGGGGTGCGTCTTGTGGTAGGCACGGGCATAAGCCTTCCGACGGTCTTTTTCGCGCTCGTACCGGGCTTGGTTATGATCCGACGACCCGTATACCAACCCCGTGTATTCTCCAGCCGGGATTACGCTGCCGGACAGGCGCGCCTTAGACGCTTTGCCCTTGCAAGGCCGAGAGCAGTAGACCGCGTGTGGCCGTTTTCCGGCCATCGAGGCCTCGCACGTCCGGCATAGCCGAGTATCTGTCTTCATCGCTCCTCCAAGTGAGCTTGTAGGTGGCCGTCACGCAGGGGATCAATCCTACCACGGCCTCTTGGTGCTTGGACACCAAGCCAGATCAGTTAGTAACTGATTATAGTCGCGGGGGTCGGAATCGAACCGACGAACGAGGGTGTATGAGACCCGTGTGCGACCATCGCACCGCCCCGCTGAGTTGCGACCAGGTGGTAGCGAGGTACCCGGACGCAAGTTGTTGATCTGTCCTATGTGGAGAACGCCTGCTCAGATGCCTCCGGAAGAGATCTTGAAGCTCACGGCTGGCCGAAGAACGACCGGTAGTGACTCCGGACGATGTGGCGATCGGTAGCCAGGTCGGTCACGCCGGCCCTAGTCAGTTCCGCACGACGGTGGCTGTCGGCCTGTGCGTCAGCGTGCCGCTCGGATTCGGTCAGACCGTCGCTGTAGTGTGCGCCCGGCCCCCGAAGGGTGTTCGGTACGAACTCAGGCAGCTCGACGTCAACGATCTTCCGGCGAAGCAGCCTGGCTTTGACAGCGTTCCAGTTCAAGCTCATATCGTTCCCTCTCTCGTTGGTCGTACGCGGGGGAGTCAGGATTCGAACCCGAGCGACACGGAGTTGGAGGCCGGTCGGCACAGCCATCGCTCTCCCCCAGAGGCGTACCTACAAGGTACGCCAGGCCTCGGCTACGGACACTTTCGTGTCACCCCGCTTGCTGAGGCGGAGCTGGCCACGCTGGATTCGAACCAGCCGCGTCGAAGTTAACAGCTTCGCTCCCCCGCCCAGGGGGACTGTGACCATAGATCCAGGTGGCTTGTCGACCTCAGTACCCTGGGATTACTGGTACCAGCCCTCGAAGGACACACCGCCGTTTACCCCACGTCGCGAAACGCAGCGCCTGGAATTGACCGACCCACTGGAACCAACGGTCCAGGAGTTTAAGGATCGGAAAGCTTGGGTCCCGATGGCTCCCCAGAGACCCCGTGGCGAGGGTCAGGATGCCTTGCTCGTGCTCGGGCCAACACACGGTTATGGGTTTGCCAGCCGAAGCCGGCCACCGAGGGGAGAGGGACCCTCGGAGATCAGGACCCAGTATCTCTCTGGGCTTCGAACAGTGCCTTGAACCGAGCCTCGGCGTTGACGAGCTTGCCTTCGGCCTCGGTGCGCTGAACCTCGATCTTGACTCGTCGACGATCGCCTTCGGTCAGCAAGAGCTTCGACATCATCGCGTCGACGGCCGACAGCTTCATCGCCGGCATGTCTCTATCGGCCATGAGCATCTCGTTCAGAGCGAAGAATGTGATCCTCGCATACTGCCAGTCACTAGGTTCCCAAAACTTGGTTTGCCCTGAGTCGGGAAGGGAATCCCACAAGTCTTTGAGCAGTGGGTGAGTCAGTTTCCCCAGGTTCAGCTTTGGGACCTCGACTGCTCCGGTCATACCGATCGTCTCGGTAGCCAGGCCATCTTCACCGGTTTTGTTGCGTCGCACACGCTCTTCTGAGCGCTTCGGGATCGGACCCGGCATGATGACCCTCCTGGAGTCGAGGAGCACCGCCTGGATGCTCGTAAGCTGTGTTACTGGCCTCCGGGATGTCTTCGAACCGGACGCTTGCCCACCGCCTTCATCTTCTTCTTTACCTCGTTGCCTTCGGCCGATGACTTCTTCTGGTGACACCTCGAGCACGCCGGCCTGAGGTTCTTCATCGTGTGGTCATCGCCTCGAACGATGTGGTCGACGTCGGTTGCATCGATCTCGCAGCCGTCGAATTTGATCAGGCACTTCGTACCCTTGGTCTTAAAGACCCTAGATCGAATGGCGTCCCAGTTCTTCGGGAGCCGCGCGAGTCTGTCCGACGAGTCCCACGGCATCAGGCACCTCGTTATCTCGTCGTTATCGACCCTCTTAGAACCTTAGGATCTTGGCTCCTTGTCCACCCTCGTCCGGACCGAAGGGGAGGACTCCAGTGTAAGCGATCAAGTGTTCTAAGGGACTCTCTGTCTTTGCTCTCTACTAAGTAATACCTGTCAGCAAGGGCCACACTCTACTCTTTTGTGACCAGCATCACTCTAGGACACAGAGTCCTAAGGTTCTAAGGGGCGCGAGAGCCCTTAACGATGTAGCCCCTGACCTGTGAAGACGTTGTATAACCATCGGCTTATATACCCAGGTCGAGAGATCAAACTAGAACACATCGTGACAGCGATCATGGAACCTCGCAGGTCACACACGGTTTATGGTCGGTAGAACACGTTCTAGTTTAGGGTCGAGGGTGTCCCAGAGTAGAACGTGTTCTAGTGCTAAAGGACCTCAGATCGACTTCCAAACCCGTACAGGATCTCGATGCCGCA